CGGTATAATCGTAAGAACGGAGTTGAAGACTTGCAAAAAGCAGAGTGGTATCTTAAACGTTTACAAAAAGAAATCAAACAACAAGATGGGAAATATCAAAAATTGTAACATTGACTACATCCTCAAGTGGGAGGGTGGTTTAAGCCGTGACAAAAGAGATACGGCATCTTCACATTGTGTACCAGATGGAAGTGGCACACACACGAATAAAGGAATCACTTTCCAAAGTTGGAGGGCTAAGCACGGCTCGTCAGAAGAATCAATCAAGCGTTTCTATGCTATGTCAAAAGAGGATTGGTTAGGAATGTATGAGTTATATTGGTATGGTGTTAAAGCCGATAGAATTGAATCAGATTTGATTGCTGAATTTTGGGCAGACTTTGCTTGGGGTAGTGGGGTAGGTGGTGCATCACGCCAATTGCAGTATTATTTGCGTTCTGAGGGCTTTAATTTAGAAGTTGATGGTATCATAGGTAAAATGACTTTGAGTGCCTTAAACGGGCTTATAGAGGCTAAAGGAGAGAGATACGTTTTTGATGGGTGCTATATCCACCGCATTCACTTCCTTAAATCATTAAAATCATTTGCCGACTTTGGACGAGGATGGATGAATAGACTTGAGGATTTTTATGACTACGCTGAACAAAAACTAAATGGCTAAAAAAACACTCGATCAATTAGGGCAAGACTTATCGAACTTCAATCCATTTGAGGACGATGGCTTATTGAGAGTGGTACAAAATTGGGGAAATCAACTTGCCCAAGAGATGCGTATCAACCTACGCAAAAATAGAACTAATGCATCGGCAAGTTTAGATGGTTCTATCGCTGCCATTCCTACACCTATTGGGAATGGATTTAGTATAAAGGTTGAAATGGAGGATTATTGGAAGTATGTTGAGGATGGTAGGAAAGCCGGTAAGATGCCACCGATACAATCTATCTATGAGTGGATACAGAACAAACGTCCAATGCAATCTAAGATTAAGAATGCCAAGAATAGAATCACGGCTACAAAATCACTTGCCTTTGTGATTGCTCGTAAGATAGGTGCTAAAGGTACACCCAAGCAACCATTCGTTCAACCTGCTCTACAAAAGGTTACAGTTGCTACTCTTATTCAGAGAATGGAGAAGTATATTGCTGACTCAATAGAAAAATAAATTTTTTTACCTTATTGTTTAAAAAAGTTTTTTAATATGAAAACTTTATTTATATTTGTGGTATGGAAACAATAACATCATTAGAATCAAAAATCCAAAAAGTTGCTCAAGCAAACAACATGAAGTTAAATAACTATGAATGGCACGAAATGGCAAGTGCAATTGAAACATTTACTTTTTGGGTTGACAGATTCAATTATCTCACTCTGAATGAACTAAATAACATGAGGGATAATTTCTTTAGGGGATTTAAAAATCCCGAAAGGATTGCAATGACTGAAGAGGCATATGAAGACTTGGAAATTTTAGGATTCCGTTTTACTCACACAGACCTTATTAGAAATCAAACAATTTAAAACCAAACACGGGGAGGCAACTCCCCTTTTTACATTATGGATATACAAACAATTTTAAGAGAGATTAAGTTGAAGCGGAAGCACGGCTTGGTCAAGAAAGTCAGTAAGGCAACCGGAATTAGTATGCCTACTGTCAAGAAGTATTTAGATGGGGACGGTATCGTATCAGAGAAAGCCCTTGTTGTTTTACGTTACGCATTAAAGGAGGTTGACAATGAAAGTTGATATGTTTATACAACGAGGTGAGGGCTTAACCCTTGAGGTTGAAACTGCCTTTTGCACATTAGTTTACGACATTGAAGAAATATGTAAACTAACATTGACTCATTTATATGACTTCTCTGACTACGTTATTGTAGAAGAGGATGAGGATAGAATGAAGAATTACGACTTGGACTTGGACCATTTAAATGACAACAATCTCTATGACCTATTACACGACCTTGTGTACTATCACGATTTAAAACCTATAATATGAAAACATCAGATAACATTACAAACCTAACAAAAGCACTATTTCAGTTTCAAGGAAAAGTAAGTAGTGTGAAAAAGAGTGCCGAGAATGGACACTTCAAATCAAAGTATGCAGACCTTACAAGCATCCTTGACACGATCAATCCAATCCTCCAAGAGTGTGGACTATTAGTAACCCAACACCCAAACGAGGATACCTTAATCACAACCGTATACCACGCTGAGAGTGGCGAGTATATGCAGAGTGAACAAGTATTAAGGATGCGAGATTTAAACAATCCACAACAACAAGGGTCTGCTATCACCTACTCAAGGCGTTATGCTCTGGCAAGTATCTTTAACTTAAACCAAGAGGATGATGATGGGAATGCAGCCGCACAAGTAGGTAAGCCGACACAAAAGATGGTAAAGGAAACCTTAACTCCAACACATAAGATGTGGGATAAGGCGATTGACCATCTTAAGAAAGGCAACCCTATTGCAGACATTACCAGGAACTACTCAGTTGCTAAAGAGCATTTAGAGTTACTCAAAGCAGTTAAATGACTATTAGATAAAGGATTTAATTATGAAAACACAAGAACTAAAAATAACATTTACACAAAGTGAAGAGCAATGGTTGGAAGCGAGAGGCACTCGTTTTACCGCATCAGAGATTCACAAATTAATGGGGTCGAGTCGTAGTGGCTCACCCCTATCCAAGACGGCTGAAACCTTTGTGTATGAAAAGGCAGCAGAGATGCTTACCGGACAACGTAAGGAAACCTTTGGTGCAGCATTAGATTGGGGTAAGGACAATGAGGCAGATGCCTTCCACATATTTAATACAACCTACTTTAACAACTTTACCTACTATGGTGGTGAATCATTCGCATTCATTCCCTATGGTGAGGCAAGTGGCTATTCTCCTGATGGGTTAAGTGAGGATGCTATTGTTGAAATCAAATGCCCATTCAACTCCGGTATACATCTCAAGAATTTCACTATTGAAGATGCTGATAGTTTAAAGCAAGTACATCCAGAGTACTATTGGCAGATGCAGTTAGGTATGTTAGCCACAGACTTGGACAGAGGTTTCTTTGTATCGTACGACCCACGAATGCCACAAGATAGAATGTTGCACGTTGCACAGATTGAACGTCACGATGTTGAGTTTGAGATTAATGAGAAATTGGAGATTGCAAATGAACTATTGCAAGACATTTTGAAATAATAAAAAAATAGTTTAATATTGTGATATGGAAACACCAGTAATTTTTGTACCGATTGGAATTGTACTTTACATCATCGGTGCTGCATTGTATCAAATTGGACGTTACTATTTTAAAAAGTTGAGCCAATATGTTAGGAATGCTAATTTAAAGTAATACCTTTGTAAGGTAAACAACAACCGAGGTCAGGCGGTTATGTTTAAAGATATTTGCCCGTATGGGTATGAAGGCTGACCACTTCATACTTATGCGGGTTTTTTTATGCAATGGCAAAAGATAAGAAATCGTTTATCCTCTATTGTGATTTGATACACACAGTAGACCAATTAACAGATGAGCAAAGTGGACGGCTCTTTAAACATATACTCCACTATGTCAATGACAAGAATCCAGAAACAGAGGATGTCATAACCAAGATTGCTTTTGAACCAATCAAGCAACAACTGAAAAGAGATTTAGATAAGTACGAGAGTATACGACAACGTAACTCTGAAAATGCTCGTAAGCGATGGGATGCGACCGCATCAAGTGGTATACCAAAAGATACCAAAAATGCCGATAATGGTAATGATAATGTAACTGATAATGTAAATGTAATAAAGAAGAGTAGGTTTGTTAAACCCACGCTTGAGCAAATCAAAAATGAATATCCTAATTTAGATGCCTTACGTTTCCACAATTACTATGAGAGTAATGGGTGGATGGTAGGTCGTAACAAAATGAAGGATTGGAAAGCAGCAGCAAGAAATTGGTTATCAAAAGAGAAACCATTAAGTTTGAACAAACCACCTAAAGCAACACTTGATGACTAACCAAGAACTAATAGGAATATTTTTAACCTATCCAGGAACACACGTTCACTTAACCAAACTCAATCCAATGTGGTTAGAGGGTAAGGATAGGGCTATCATTGAAAGGATGCGAGAGATGTATTTAACTAATGAACCAATAAACTTGCCATCTATTGGGATGCAGTTTAAGGAACACGTTTCCTACATTGCTCAATCAACCAACCTTGTTAGCACAGACGTTCACACAGAGAAGATAATTTTTAACCTTGAGGTTCAATACAAAACCAAACAGTTAAGGAATGCACTTGCCAACTTTGATATAAAGCAAGAACTACCAGATATAATAACTAACCTTAACAACCTAACCCAAGATGCACAATTGTCAATACACAGGTCAAGCGAGTATATGACTTCAATAGCAGGGAAGGTAGTTGATGAGATTGAGGAGAGTGTTAAGCGAGGTGATGTTAGAATGGGAATGCCTACCGGTTGGAAGTACCTTGACAAATACTTGGGCGGTTGGAACAAAGGCAACGTGATTATACTTGCAGGTAGACCGGGAAGTGGTAAAACTGCAATGGCTATGAATCTAAGTATCGAGGCAAGTCAGTTCGGTAATGTGTTATTCTTTTCGTTAGAGATGAGCAAAGAGGAACTTGCAAAACGATTCTTGGCTACAATGGGAGAGATACACAACTACAAGATAAGAAATAGCAAAGTAACTGTTGATGACCTTGAGAGAATGGCAAGGGTGCTGATGAGTTTTAATGGAGAGTTTCACGTTGACGATGATGCAACGATGACTATTTATGATCTTGTTGGCAAAGCACGATTGCACAAAGCAAAGCACGGATTGAACTTAGTTGTCATTGACTATATGCAACTACTTAAAGGTACAAAGCAAAACCGAGAGCAAGAGGTGGCGGAGATAAGCAGACAGTTAAAAATAATGGCAAAGGAGTTAGGGGTTACCGTGATAGCATTAGCACAGTTATCAAGAAAGAGTGAAGAGAGAGCAGACAAGCGACCTTTACTTTCTGACCTGAGGGAATCCGGGGCTATCGAACAAGATGCCGATGTAGTGATGTTTCCTTTTAGACCTGCTTACTATGAGGAGGAGAAACCAGAGATTGAAATGGATGCCGAGTTGATAATTAGAAAAAATAGACACGGAGAATGTGCAACCATACCTTGCTCATTTGAAGGCAAATACACACGTTATAAAGAGATGATATGAAACAAACAAAACTATTTGAAACACAAGAACCTGAATGGATAAAAGAATGGCAGGATATGCCTGAATTTATTCAAAAGGAATCAAAAAAACCCTATGCTCAAATTACATTTAGATTTGCAAACGAAAAAGATTTAAATGATTTTGCTAAATTAATAGGTCAAAAATTAACAAACAAAACCAAATCTGCTTGGCATCCTGCTATTGAGAGAGGTATAAATTCAAACAAACTTTATGTTTATGAACCCGAAGTATCCGATATACATAATAAGTAAAGGCAGATGGAAACGTAGGCAAACATCTAAAGCATTAGAAATAATGAATGTGCCTTATCATATTGTTGTTGAACCTCAAGAATATGAACTTTATGCAGCGAACATTGATAAATCTAAAATATTAGTATTACCATTTAGTAATTTAGGGCAGGGGAGTATACCTGCGAGAAATTGGGTTTGGGAACACGCTATATCATTAGGTGCAGAAAGGCATTGGATATTAGATGATAACATCGATAGTTTTTATCGCTTAAATCAAAACATGAAGTTAATAGTTACCACAGGTGCTGTTTTTAAATGTGCAGAGGATTTTGTAGATAGATATGAAAATATTGCTATTGCAGGATTTCAATATAACAGTTTCGTTTTTAAAGATTCCGTTGTTCCTCCTTATCGTTTAAATACTCGCATTTATAGTTGTATACTTATAAAAAATGATATTAAATATAGATGGCGTGGTAGATATAATGAAGACACAGATTTAAGTATAAGAGTTTTAAAAGATGGGTGGGTGACAATGTTGTTTAATGCTTTTTTAGCCAATAAAGAAACTACAATGAGGGCAAAAGGTGGCAATACCGATGAACTATACAAAGGAGATGGTAGAAAAAAAATGGCAGAAAGTTTAGCAGAGCAACATCCTGACGTTGCTACTGTTACTTGGAAATTTGGCAGATGGCATCATCAAGTTGACTATCGTAGATTTAAGAGTAATAAATTAATCAAAAAACCGAATATATATATACCAAAAGGTGTAAATAATTATGGAATGAAAATCAAGGAATATGATGAAAAAATGTACATAACAACAATATATCAAAAAGGATTATGAAAGACTATTACCCAGAATACATCAGAGCAAAAACCCAATTAGCAAGATTGAAGGTTGCTCACCAAAACAAAATCTCAACCCTTGAAAAAGAGATAGAGAAGTTAAGACATCAGATTGCAAGGCCTTACAAACCATTAATGGCAAATGCAACTCTTGAGGAACTATTGGAAGTGGTATGCCGAGCAACCGGTGTACTACCTTCAGAGTTGTGCAGTAGGTTTAGAAACTTGGAATATGTAAGGGCAAGGCATTTGTTTTTTTACATTGCCTCAAGGCATTTAGGATTTCACCTAACCAAAATAGGGTTGTTTATGAATCGTGACCACTCAACGGTAATACACGGCAAGAATGCCTATCAAGATTATTTGGACATGGGCTTTCAACCAGAGTGCGACTATTACAACAACACAATAGAAATGTTGGGAATTTGTGGACAACCTACCGAATAATAGAATAAACTTTGGAATATCAAAAAGGCGGATATCATAGAGGAGTTAACCCAAGCCCAATGGTTGAGGGATTTTTGTGTCAAGATAGCAAAGGAGTTAAGCAACGACCTTTATCAAGAAGTCTTTGTAATTCTATGCGAGAAACCAAGCGAATGGATAGAGTGCAAGTACAACTCTGGATATTGGGAGGGCATAGTCATAAGAATCTGTTTAAACCAATTCTATGGTAAACGTACAACCTTTGACAAGCATTTCAAACAACCCATCGGTCTATATGATACAGAGGAGGTGCAATTACCCTACATTGAAGAGGAACGATACAACGAATACTTCTACAAGAGTATCGAGCAAGTGGTCGCTAAATGCGATTGGTATGAAACGAGGATTTGGCAACTCTATTCAAAAGGGGATACGGATAAGGG